ACGGTGCGGCGTAAGAACACTCTGCTGTTCTCGCTTAACACATTCCTTGATGAACTGCGCCGTGCAAAGCAGGACTTCTATGAGCATGGTCGTAAGCTACAGACGTGGGCTTCTACTCACATTGGTGCTGTGCAGGTGGAGGAATTGCTGAGTACCGTGATGCCATCTGACAGTAAGGCTGACAGGATGTTAAGTGTATACTTTTCAGAGGCAGCAACACGTGGACATAATCTGTTCGCACTGTACAGTGCCTTCACCAACTACGCCTCTCACGCTAACGATAACAATGGGTTCAAGCTGCGTGAGACGGGTAACGATACACAGGCACAGTCCATGTTCAAGCGTGAGCAGGACGTAAGCAAGTGGATCAGCACGCCACAGTTTCGTGCCCTTGAACTAGCAGCATGATGCATGACTTTCTACTAGGCTTTGCATGGGCGGTGGGGTTAGTCCTCATCGCCTCTGCTTTCTTTTTATAGTGGCCCCGTAGCTCAGTTGGAACAGAGCAACAGCCTTCTAAGCTGTGGGTCGTAGGTTCGAGTCCTACCGGGGTCGCCATTTAGAGGAGAAACATAGATGAGTACACAGATACTTTTATTTGATGACGGTCTACACTCCAAGTGGAAAGAATTTCACCATGATAACCCACGAGTGTACGAATTATTCAAGAAGTTCACGTTTCAAGCTATCCAAGCTGGACGGAAGAACTATTCCGTCAACGCAATCTTTGAGCGCATCCGGTGGCATACCGACATCGAGACTTGCGGGGATGATTTCAAGCTGAACAACAACCATCGGGCCTATTACGGACGTAAGTTTATGCGGGACTATCCTGAATATGACGGGTTCTTCCGTACACGGGATACGAAATCAGCTTGGAGGAGAATGAATTGATGCATGTAGAATATATAGATCACATGGGTACAGATCTGACTGTTGTAAATGCAGCCCGTGTTTCTTTTGATAATGAAAGTGAGGAGTTAGATGATAAGGATCGTAAGCTCATTAAGTATCTTGCAGACCACGAGCATTGGTCACCATTTGCTCACCCACAGATCAGCTTACGGGTCAAGGCACCTATCTTCGTAGCCAGACAGTTAGCTAAACATCAAGTAGGATTTGCATGGAATGAGGTAAGTCGTAGGTATGTTAGTAGCAAACCGGGATACTATTGGCCCTATAAGTGGCGGAAGGCGGCAGACAATGCCAAGCAAGGTTCTTCTGATGAAGAATACCACTCAAAAAGTATTGGATTATCTGAGGATCATCTGAAACAATTACATTCTCTATACTATCAAATGATCTTAGAGGGTTGCTCGCCAGAACAGGCGCGGATGGTGTTACCACAAGCAACCTACACTGAATGGATATGGACAGGTTCCTTGTTAGCATACAGCCGCACGTGTAAGCTACGACTGGATAGTCACACACAAAAGGAGACACAAGAAGTATCACAAATGATTAACGATATTATTAAACCCCTGTTTCCTGTAAGTTGGGATCAGCTTAATGCCCCTCAAAATAAAGCGGAGAATAAAAATGAATAGTTCCACAGCTTTAGAGATGGATTACTTGCTTTGTGATATACTAAAGATCACAATGGATACGCTAGATACAATGCCACTACCCGTTGTAGTTAAAATGAGAGAGATCGTAGAGCCAGCAGCTAGGGACATTTATGAAGAGGAGTTACTAATGGATAGCATAGCATTTAATATCATGTCGGTATTAAGCCAAGAGATAGAGACACTTAAGGCGTGTAGTAAGGATAAGGACAGTGAAGAATATAGGATAGTAGTTAGGTGGCTAACTAATAGAATTGAAGGCTTAGAAAGCGGAGAGCCTGTATGAAACTACCTAGATTTACGCAAGTACGTAAGCTAGCGAGTGGGGGTAATGCCTATCGGTTTAACCCACCGCAGAAGTTTATAACTGCGGGGGTCGTTGAACGAGCCGAGCTTGGTAGTGATCTGTCGGCAGCTAGGGCTGCTGCTCGGCAGCATAACGACAAGATAAATGAGTGGCGGAAAAGTCAAGCAGAAATGCTAGATGTTCGCAAGGGTAGTAAATTATCTTTGTTAGTGCGTGATTATTACAACAGTAGTAACTTCACTATGCTTAGAAAATCTACGCAGAAAGACTACAAGTACTTTCTTAAGAACATGGTACAAACACTTGGAGATGATAGACTTTCTGACGTTACTACTCGCCGTGCTAAGGCTGCGTATGAGAAGTGGGTGCACAGTGGCGTACCGTACGCCAACCATGTGTGTGCGGCAGCGTCTATCTTGTACAACTATGCTATAGACAGAGAGTACATCACGCTTAATCCTTTTACACATGTCAAGAGGAAAACACCTATACAACGTAAGGTTGTATGGCAGCATGATCATGTTGTGCAATTTCTTGACACAGCGTACAGTGAGTGGCGGTGGCGTAACATAGGACTCATAGCCCAGATGGCATACGAATGGGTGCAAAGACTGGGTGACATTCGGGTACTAGAGTGGGAGAACATAGAACTTGAGGGTAGGCGGGTTGATCTTCAGCAGTCAAAGAGAAGGGCAGCAGTTAGTCTACCCATCTCAGAAGAATTAGCGGGTATGCTTACGCAGCAACATGAAGACTTTGGTTTCCAAAAGTATGTAGCCCCAATGATAGTGCCGAGAAGCGGAGAGTTTATACCCTATACTAAACAACGACTATCTAAGGTGAGCAGACAGGTTCTAATTGCGGCGGGGTTGCCGTCTGAACTGTGGCTCATGGACCTACGAAGAACAGGCACCACACAGATGAACGATGCGGGTGTCTCAATGGGACAGATCATGTCCGTCACGGGGCATGTCAATCCACAAAGTGTTAAGCCTTATCTGACACATACATATGCAAGTGCAAATTCTGCCTTGACCAAGCGGCAAAACAATGGTAAAAGCATAGCCCCTTGCCGCATGAAGGGTGTTACATCTGGAGGTACTGAATGATTAGATCATTTATAAGTTCTCTTATACAAAAAATAGAGACTTTGCTACGTAAGTACCGCAAGAACCGGAGACTGGCTAACGATAGCTATCTTACAGGCGGTAAGGGACGGGGTTAGTTGTGGACATACGAAACTTTGTGGATGATTTGGGTGTCGCAAATGGGTCCACCGCTAGGTGTAACTGTCCTGTCTGTGATGGGTTCAAAACGTTTACGGTAACAAATAAAAATGGAATGCTTGTTTGGAATTGTTATAAGGCGGGTTGCTTTGTACATGGGGGAACTCGAACACATCTAAGCGTAGAGGACATACGTAACTCAATGAGAATAAAAGATACGGAGGAAATAGTATGGGAGAAACCAGCCTGTATAGTTAAGGGGTACCAACATAAGGGTGTTAAAAACTTTCTAGCTGGGTGGTCGTTGAGTCACATGCAACCCTACCCTCTGTACGACGTTAAGGAAAACCGCGTAGTGTTTCCCATATTCAGAGACAGGGCTATGGTAGATGGTGCCGGTCGATCTTTAGCGGGGCGGCTACCCAAATGGAGGAGGTATGGGGAGTCAGGGTTGCCATACACGAATGGTTCAGCTTCAGTTGCGGTACTTGTAGAGGACGCTATCAGTGCTGCTGTTATAGGATTGAACAAACAGTGTACCGGCATAGCACTACTGGGAACTTCCCTACAAAATACGCACAAGAAAATTCTAAGTGAATACAGTAAGCTAATAGTAGCCCTTGATCCCGATGCTATGCCTAAGACATTAAGTATTGCACAGGAGTTGCGCTCTATACACAAACAGGTAAGTGTGTTACGATTACGAGATGATTTGAAATACAGAAACCCGCTAGACATGCATAACTTGGAGAAATTAATATGGAACTAGCTCTAGTACGGTCCCTCATGGACAAGGAGTTTTATGATGACAATAGAGGATCGCGATGTCCCGATAGATTATTTAGCAAGGACATTCGTAAGATTAAACATGCCCTTGATGCAGCAGTAGAGAGATACAAGCGTACCGTTACGCCCGATGAGATCGAGGCTCTATTCATGTCGGGCAATCCGTCATTAACTACAGCACAGAAGGAAGCGTATGGTGATCTGTTTCGTAGAATAAAACTAGAGAAACCACTAGGCAAAGACGTAGCACAAGAGGTGCTGTCCAAATTGTTTCAGCAGGTGGTCGGTGAAGAGATTGCCAATTTAGGCTTTGACTATGTGAATGGTACACAAGCTACGCTGGAGCCGTTACGAGAATTGTTGGACAAGTATACAGATGACTTCATGCCAGACTTACATGTGGAGTGGGACGATATATCCATTGACACGTTGCTCTCACAGAATGACATGGAGACACGCTGGAAGTTTAACATTCCCACCTTGTGCACTAAAGTAGAGGGTGTCAATGCCGGTCACTTGATTGAGATAGGTGCGCGATCCAATGTAGGTAAGACATCCTTTCATGCCAGTATGATCGCGTCTCCAAAAGGTTTTGCTGCACAAGGAGCAAACTGTATGATACTCTGTAATGAAGAGGGTTCACCCCGTGTGGGTGCACGTTACCTTCAAGCTTGTACAGGTATGACGCTATCCCAGATAAAGAAGAACCCTAAAGTTGCATGGGATATGTATGGAAAGATACGGGATAATATTTTTCTTAAGGATGTAACGGGTAGAGACATGGGCTGGGTGGAGAGTGTGTGTAAGACCTACAAGCCAGACATTGTGGTGCTGGATATGGGTGACAAGTTTGCAGTAACACAGGGCTTTGCTCGTACCGATGAAGCACTGAAGGCCAACGTTATATATGCAAGACAGATTGCAAAGATGTATGGGTGCGCTATGTTCTACATGTCGCAGTTAAATGCAGAGGCAGAAGGTAAGGTACAATTGAACCAAGCTATGATGGAGGGCAGTCGAACAGGTAAGGCAGCGGAAGCTGATCTTATGATATTAATTGCAAAGAACCCACCACTTGACGGTTTATCTGAAGAGGAGGAAAGTCCTCAACGACACTTGAATGTTGTGAAAAATAAACTGTCTGGTTGGCATGGGCGTATCCTATGTGAACTGGATTACAAGACGGCAAGGTATACAGCGTGAATAAAAAAGCACTGCCGGATGGATTTACTATTGACAAGTCCATGCGGCACGGTTTAGGATTGTTTGCTACGAAGGATTTGGTTATCATGCCTACCGCTGTTACTCATGTACATCATCCTATTCTTGGGTGGGTAAGAACAGCGGTGGGTGCCTTCATAAACCACAGCGAGTCTCCTAATTGTGTAAGTAAGGAAGATGAGGTGCGTATTAAAAGTACGGTGGCGGTTGAGTCCTTTAACTTATCGTGGGTATTGTTGGGTACAGGATCAAACGTTGCATACGGACCTGTCATACAGGTGCGCTACTTACTGGCTTGTAAGGCTATACTAGAGGGAGATGAGATAACACTATTATATGGAGATAAAAAGTATCATGGCCTATAGTGATGAGCTATTAACTATACCTGAATTTTTATGGCGCAAGCCAAAGAGAGGACGCCCTAGAAAAAATAAAGAAGAAAA